GACTTTACATCTAAGCAATACCTTCAGTTTGATGGCAATGCTTATATCGTTTTAGAAGAAGGCGATAGAATTCAAATTACTACTCAAAGTGCAAGTACATTCAGTTTTATTGCCACATTTGAAGTATTAGGAGCGCAACGAACATGACCTACTTAGAACTTGTTAACGATGTGTTAGTTCGCTTGCGTGAAAGCACAGTATCTACTGTTGGCGAAACCGCTTATTCTGCTTTGATTGGCAAGTTTGTCAATGATGGCAAACGTCAGATTGAAGATGCTTATTCATGGAATGTCTTATCTCAAACAATTACAGTGACTACTACCTCTGGCACAAGTTCCTATGCTTTGACGGGTGTTGGTCAGAAGTTTCGTGTTAACGATGCTATCAATACGACTAGCGTAATTACTTTAGATAACACTACTGTTGCGGACATGAACCGCAAGCTCAACTTTGGTACACCTTCACAGTCTATACCTTCAGAGTTCTGCTTTAGTGGTGTAGATGGCAATGGCGACACAAAGATTGATTTGTTTCCAGTTCCTAATGGCGTATATACACTTAAATTTGATGTAACTGTCCCACAGGCTAATTTGTCTGCTGATGGCACTTCTGTCAAGGTTTTAGACTACTTGGTGACTCAAAGTGCCTATGCAAGGGCTTTGATTGAGCGTGGTGAAGATGGTGGAACAAACTCTAATGAGGCTTATGCTTTGTTTAGAGGAATGCTCTCTGATGCTATTGCATTGGAAAGCACTCGTTATCCTGAAGACAACTTTGTGGCGGTCTAATGGCATCAGCACTCCAAAGTTATAGTCTTTCAGCACCAGGCTTTTATGGCCTGAATACTGAAGATTCGCCCCTTGATTTGGGGTCTGGTTTTGCCTTGGTCGCAACTAACTGCATTTTGGATCAGTATGGTCGTATTGGTGCTAGAAAAGGTTGGACAAGGGTTAACTCTTCTTCTGGCAATCTAGGTGCTAACGATGTTGGTGTTATCCATGAATTAGTCCAAAACGATGGAACTCTTACAGTTCTATTTGCTGGCAACAACAAGATATTCAAACTTGGTACTGCTAATGCGGTGACTGAGTTGACCTATGGTGGTGGCGGTACTGCTCCTACTATTACTGCATCTAACTGGCAGTGTGCATCTTTGAATGGCATTGCATACTTCTTTCAAACTGGTCACGATCCTTTGATTTATGACCCTGCCGTAAGCACAACTACTTATCGCAGAGTCTCAGAGAAGTCAGGTTATGTAGCTACAGTTCCACAAGCAAACATTGCTATTTCAGCTTTTGGTCGTTTGTGGGTGGCTAATACGTCAACAGACAAAGTAACAATTACCTTCTCTGATTTGATTGCAGGTCATGTATGGGGGGGTGGTACTTCAGGCTCATTAGATGTATCCCGTGTATGGCCTAATGGTGCAGATGAAGTCATGGGCTTGGCAGCGCACAATGATTTCTTGTTTATCTTTGGCAAGAAGCAGATTCTTGTTTACTCTGGTGCTTCTACTCCCGCATCTCTTGTTCTGAGCGACACAGTAGGCTCTATTGGATGTATCGCTAGGGATACCATACAAAGTATTGGTACTGATGTTGTTTTCTTGTCAGACTCAGGTGTTCGCTCATTGATGAGGACAATTCAAGAGAAGTCTGCTCCATTGCGAGACCTTTCTAAGAATGTTCGATTTGATTTGGAATCTTCCTTATCTGGAGAAACACTAGCAAACGTCAAATCTGTTTATTCAGAGAAGAATGCTTTTTATCTGCTTGTTCTGCCAGCTACTTTGCAAGTCTACTGCTTTGATACCAAACAATCCCTGCAAGATGGTGCTTCCCGTGTAACCAAATGGGATAGTATTTCACCAACTGCACTAAGATCGTTGCGTAATGGCGACTTGTACATTGGAAAGAACGGCTATATTGGTAAGTATGATGGTTATCTCGATGATGCTTCTACTTATCGATTCCTGTACTACACAAACAATGCTGACTTAGGCAATCCTAACCAGATTTCCATTCTGAAGTCTATTACTGCCGTAGTGATTGGTGGCTCTAATCAGTTCCTCACAATCAAGTGGGCTTTTGATTATTCGGGTGCTTATCAGTCAGAGAACGTCTTTATTCCGCCCCAAGGCTATTTTGAGTATGGGGTTGGAGAGTATGCAGTTGCAGACTATTCAAGCGGTATCCCAATTAAAGCACTAACAAGCAATGCTTCAAGTGCGGGTAAAATCGTACAAACTGGTTACGAAGCCACTATCAATGGCACTCAGTTGTCAATTCAGAAAATTGAACTTCAAGCCAAAGAAGGCAAGATAGGATAAACCATGTCTAATTATTCAAAATCCACTAACTTTGCAACCAAAGATAATCTTTCACCTGGCAATCCTTTAAAGATTGTTAAAGGTACTGAGATTGATACAGAGTTCAATAACATTGCTACTGCTATAGCAACAAAGACAGATAACTCTTCTGCCACGATTACTGGCGGTACGATAAATGGTGCGGTTATCGGTGGAACTACTGCCGCAGCAGGAACTTTTACTAACCTTACTGTTAGCACTGCCGCTACGATTGCTTCTGCCGCTATTAGTGCGGGGACAATCAATGGTGCGGTAATTGGTGGTTCATCTCCGCTTGCTATTACTGGTACGAACATCACTGCAAATACAGGCTTTAGTGGCCCATTGACAGGTGCAGTAACAGGTAACGTAACAGGCAACTTAACGGGTGCAGTCACAGGAAATGTCACAGGTAACGTAACTGGCAACTTGACAGGCAATGTGACTGCTGCTTCTGGTACTTCTACATTCAACAATGTGACCATCTCTGGCGCATTGGACATGGATAGCAGTACATCGGCAACCATTACTGGTTTGGCAAGCCCCACAAACGATTCTGATGCGGCTACCAAGGGTTATGTGGATGCACTTGCCCAAGGTATTGATGCTAAAGCCTCTGTGGTTGCGGCTACCACTGCAAACATCACCTTATCTGGCGCACAAACCATTGATGGCATCTCGATTGTTGCGGGTGATCGGGTCTTGGTTAAAGACCAATCTACTGCCTCACAGAATGGTATTTACTTGTGTGCAACAGGTTCATGGACACGCACAACAGATGCTGACACTTATGCTGAGTTGGTAGCGGCTTTTACCTTTGTTGAAAAAGGTACAACTAACGCTGACTCTGGCTTTATCTGCACGATTGATGCAGGTGGAACATTGGGAAGCACATCAATCACATGGGCGCAGTTCTCAGGTGCGGGTCAGATTACTGCGGGTGATGGTCTTACAAAGACAGGCAACACTCTTAATGTAGGTACTGCATCCTCTAGCCGTATTGTTGTCAATAGCGACAACATTGATTTAGCCTCTTCTGGTGTAACACCAGGCACTTACCAATCTGTTACTTTTGATGCTTATGGTCGTGCTACGGCAGGAACGAATCCTACGACTATTGGTGGCTATAACATTACAAATGCTTATACCAAAACTGAAATAGATTCGATATTTGGTTCAACTACTGCTGCGGCTACTTCTGCTTCTAATGCGGCTACAAGTGCTTCAAATGCTTCAACAAGTGCCTCTAACGCCTCAACAAGTGCAAGCAATGCGGCTACTAGCGAAACCAATGCAGCAGCCTCATACGATGCTTTTGATGACAGATACTTAGGTTCTAAGTCTTCTGCTCCTTCTGTAGACAATGATGGCAATGCTCTGTTGACAGGTGCTTTGTACTGGAACAACTCAGTCAATACTCTGTATGTGTGGACAGGATCGGCTTGGTCACAAGCGGCTTTTACCGCAGGTGGTTTCTTAGTTAACACTAACAACCTATCTGACGTATCCAATACTGCTACTGCTCGGACTAACTTAGGTTTGGCAATCGGTACTAACGTACAAGCATACGATGCTAACAATGCAGTTACTAATGTTGCACAGACATTTACTGCTACTCAGACATTCTCAGGTTCATCATCTGCTACCGCCATTGTTTTAAACGATGCAGCAGAGGTAGCTACAGTATCAGCTACAGCAGCTACTGGAACGATTAACTACGACATTACAACTCAATCTGTTTTGTATTACACAAGCAACGCAAGTGCTAACTGGACTGTTAACTTTAGAGGCTCTAGCGGTACTTCATTGAATACTTTGATGAGTACAGGTCAATCAATGACTGTGGCTTTTTTGGTTACTCAAGGTGCTACTGCCTACTACAACTCTGCTGTGCAAGTTGATGGCACTACATCAGGTGTTACTACAAGGTGGTTAGGTGGTGCGCCTACTGCGGGTAATGCAAGTGGAATAGACAGTTACCGCTTCCTAATTTTGAAAACAGGTAGTGCGACTTTCACAGTCTTGGCAAGCAACACACAATTTAAGGCTTAAACCATGCCATTACAAGCAACTTCTGGTGCGGCTAGTTACGATGCCTTTGGTGGTGGTGTTCCTGTTGTGCCTAACTATATTGAAGAAGTGTTTAGCACA